GTTAAGAATTGGCGGACCACGGATGGCCGGCCATTGTCTGTTATTATTTACTGATGACAGACGCTCGCGTCTTGCGACGCAGGGCTAGCAAACCACCGGGAGAACCTCGGAGGAAAGCTAGGTACTGGGCGCGTTCGAACTGCGGACCAACAGCTTTGTCCTTGTATGGAGTATAAACAAACTCCTTCCAATTCCATCGCTGCTCGTCCCTGTTCCATTTTGCCCAATTCGACCCCATAAAGGTATCCAAATCAACATCAAACGCACCGTTCGCGTTAGCCAACAAGACGTATTGCACGTCAAGCGGTGAATCGCGACCGACTTCCGCATATTTCCTATGCGGTCGAAGGAAACGGTAACGTTCGGCCACCTGATTTCTCAGGTACTGCCGCACATTCAAAAAGAATGCGGTTGTAAGGTTACCTCTCAAAGTCGAGTTATGGAATATCATAATGGAGCTTGTAGCTCCGAGATGGTAGTCCACATACACAGGACGGACGTCCTGTCCCTTGTACCAATCTGCTCCACAGCTCTCGCGAAAAGGCCCTGTTTTAAAGGACTTGCGAGAGTTCACTTTGAAACCTATAACTCCGAGGAGGCGCTTAAGATTATCAAAGCAGTCTGATGGAATGACAATGTCATCTCCATAGACGCAATGAGTCCTATCGGCATCCTGCCGTTCGTGCATCACTGCACGAGCTGCCGCCGCGAAGATCAAGGTTTCTAGTGGGAAGCAGAACCCGTTACCCATCGAGCAGAACTTTTCATAAGCCACTTTCGTGGCTCCAAGTTCATAGCAAGGACTCCGAGCACAGTTTAGCAAGCTAAACCATGCAGGAGGTAGTAAATACCTCGCTAGCTCAACAGAAATGGAATCAGAGGCCGAGGAAAGGTCCATGGTAGCATAACTGCTATCAACAGACCCGACTTTGGCTAAATACTGGTTCCGCCCCTGATCAGAAAGGTCATAACCAACCCTAAGCAGTTTACTGCGAAGGACCAAGTCAATACCCTTCTGTAAAAAGGAGTTCATTAACGGTTCAACAGCGATAGAACGATCCGTTTTCGCTGTCTTAGGTACAAAGCTAAGCTGATTATACGACACTGTACGAAATCTTTGAATAATGCGTTCACGTAGTACGTCCATATCGAAACAGACGTACCCGCCCTTTTCATCTAAAAGATGTAAGGAGAGGTTATTATTCCTCTTTAACGCACCAATAACGTACAGTTTGGCAGCCTCAGTAACGGTCCAACTTTCCGCGAACATTTTGCGGTAGAGGTTGGTAGCATTACCGTGTACACCGAGGTTTGCGCCAGGTCCGAAGTCGCACCCATCATAGACCTTTAACAGGTCAGGTGACTCACCTAAAACATGGTGAATCCATCGCCTCATGTAATCTAACTTGAAAGCATAAGGCGTGCGTCTAATCCTCCAAAACAGTTTATTGATCCTTTTACAGCGCCTTTCGGCACTCATAAAGGTCTCAATAGCCTGCTCCTTGGGAGACATCTCGAAACCGAGTGTCCTCCAAGAGAAGGGGAACTTCCGCACAAGTGCGACTAACTGAGCAACCGCAAAATGCTCCGCGGCAGTGCTATATACTTCTGTAGTAGCACGCTCAGTCCATTCATACAGCCCCGCCCAGTCAGACTCTCGGATTAACTGAGAGACCTCAGGGAAGAAGCTGTAATCCTGGCAGTTTTCGTAAAGTCCCATCATAAGTACCATCCGGTACCTTTTGAAATGGGGTCTCTTGCTCACGCAAGTGACCTTGGGACGGCTTTTGCGTAACACATTCTTGGATTTCATAAAGATCTCCTAGGTTAACGTGAGTGCCTCGCGCCCAATAAAGGATGTGAAGCACTATGATGACGACCCAGACAAGCGCCGGAGATGGAAGAACCTTGAACAGCGCCCCGATCCAACTTAATAAGTCAGATCGTGGTTCCATAACAAGGTACCACCTTCAGTGCTCACTAGGAAGTCACCCACGTCGTTACGCAAAGCATCGACATCAGCTTGCGCCATGCCAACAGGCAGAGAACACGAAACCGTTATGATGGCATCGGCCGTAAGGTCGGTGCCAGTCGTCACAGTTTTAGTGCGCTTTACCTCACTCCGAGCGTTACCGGCGTAAGTTGCAGTGGGCTTAGGAGCCGTCCGTCCCAAGGAAATCAAATCCTTGGATGCGAACGTATTCGAAGGCCCAGTATACTGCACCTTATTAGGCGACGTAAAGGAGTCCTGGTTGTATACCAGGGTATTAAGGGTGAGTGACATACTCGTATTTCCTCTAGATTATCTAAGCTCCGGTTCCCTTCCACTCTTTCCGAGTGTATAGGGGTCGCCAGATCTTAGGGGTTTTACTACTAGGGCGTTGCAGCAGGTATTGCCCAGCAAGGGCAAGACCATCAGCGAAATGCATCCAGTTTTTAGACTTTGAAAATGTCAAGTCATTTAAACGAAATGCTAAGCCGCGTGCTGCAGCAGGGCTACGAACAGTGTGCTCGTAGACTAACGTGTCGATAAAAGCGGGACCTCCAGTGACTGTGTAGCCACTGACTGTCTTAGGGGTCGTTGTTAAGGACCTCTCCTGGATACTCTTGTAGTGTTGAGTAGTCCAAGACGCCAAAACCTTCACGTTAGCTTTCGGTACACAAGCCGCGAGGAAGTCGCCTGCGTTCACAAACCAATCGGCCACAAAAGAATATGGGAGAAACTCCCACATGGTCGGAATGAAATTGTGTGCAGAATACCCCCAAATATCTCCAAGCGTAAAGTGATGCCGGTATAACACTCCGGCTCGCACCCAAAGCTCTTCGATATTACTCCTCTGCGTTTGACCCGTGTAGTACGTATCAGCAGCATAGGGGACTTGGTCCCCATACTCTACTGGTTGCGCACTACACGAACCTCTGGCAGTATAGCGGTCTGAAAACCGTGGTAAAACAGCAGCGTCAAAACCATTGACAAGATCGTGAACTAGAGGCGTCAGACCATACCGGTACTGAAGCCAATAGTTCGCTATAAATGCTCCCAAAGCGGCAGTTTGACGCCCGAATTTCTTCGAGCGCCGAACTTTCTCTAGGAACTCATGGACACCTTGCAAAGGCGAACTCAGCATTTGCCAAGTGGCTTCTCGATCGTGCATACTCTCACCGCCCAAAACTTGGGGGGAAACAACATTCCCCCAAGCCTGGGTACCGGCGAGAGTCACACAATTCGAAGCGCCACTAGCGGCAATTACATTGTTCAACTTTCTCGGGGTGTTAAAATATCGCAGGGAATTACCTGCCCATGACTTGTCAGTAGTTCCACTACAGGTGGCATTCCGAGTCCAAGACCAACTACCGACATTAGCGGACGAGTAAGTCCATTTCTTACCGTTAAACGGATTATTTATAATTTCCCCGCGCGCAATGCGCTCGTGGAAATTGTCCGTCACGATATCGAATGTACTTCTCTTATGTCCAATTCTAATGTCCATAGCGGCGGCGACATTGTCTTGATAATTCGTTTGAACCCCATTACATTGGGTTCTCACGGAGTCACCTTCGACAACAAAAGTCGTATCGTCCTCTCGAACTCGGGGTGTTCCAGTCATTTTGACGGGCTCCTGTAGTAGTTTATGTAAACGACGCTGTGTTGTGCAACCCACTACGGTTACACGGTAAGGATGGCATTGCGCCTACCCTTACTGGTTGTTCGAAAGTCACCCTGGATCCTATAACGATTGGCACACGACATTTATGAAGTATGCCAAGCGAAATAGGACCTCCCGTTACTTAAATGAGTATGGAAATAACTCCCATGCCATTGTTCGTCTCGGGTCCTCAACACTGTCCAAAAGAGAATCAGTTATGAGTACGAGGAAATCGCGAATTACTGCGACGTCCCGTAAGGGCAACCGTGGCTTTGCAGCCACCCTTGCGATATTGATCAGATTGATTGAGAGGCACATGTTGTGCACATCGCAATCTTTCGTCACAATATTTAAAAGACCCTCTATTTCAGAGAGCATAACCTTACGTTTAGAAGTACGCATACAGACCTCCAAGGTCAGTGTGGGAAAGCCAGGGTGGCT